ACATTTAGCAGACCACATAAACTACCGTGTAGGTATATGGTCAGCATCACCAAAGAAAAAAGAAAAAGACGAGCTTGATCAGTTGTCCGTGATGACTGATGACTTAACCATTCTTGTTATGAACATCGAAGCGTTATCCACAGTTCGTGGTCGTGACTTCGCAAAAAGTTTTTTAATACGCAACAATACATTGATGTGTGTAGATGAATCTACCACCATAAAAAATCATTCTGCGGCACGTACAAAAAATATAATTAAGATAGCAGAGCTTGCAAAGTACAGACGTATCATGACAGGTTCACCTGTTACTAAGTCGCCACTTGATTTGTTTTCACAAGTTCAGTTCCTTGATCCGTGGTTGTTGGAACAACAATCGTACTACGGTTTCCGTGCAAGATATGCTGTGATCGTTCAACGTAGTGTCGGTACACATTCTTTTCAACACATTGTCAAATATCAACGATTAGACGAATTACAGGAAAAAATACAACATTTTTCGACTCGTGTTTTAAAAAGTGACTGTTTAGATCTACCTGAGAAGGTTTATACGAAGCGGTCTGTGTCATTGACCCCAGAACAATTAAAGGCTTACACAGAGATGAAAAAAGCGGCAATAACGTTTTTTGAAGAAAATGTGATGACTGCTGCCTCTGTTTTGACACAAATGATACGCTTACATCAAATAACATGTGGTCATGTAAAAACGGATGACGGAGAAGTAAAAGCAATTAAGAACAATCGTATAAAAGAATTATTAGAGGTACTTGAGGAAACAGATGGTAAGGTTATTATCTGGGCTGTGTACCGTTATGACATACAAGAGATAGAAAGAACGTTAGGAGAGAAGTATGGTAAAGAAAGTGTTGCGACATATTACGGGGATACAAAAGATAGTATACGCCAGTCTATTGTTGACAGGTTTATGGATGCTGATGATCCTCTTCGATTTTTTGTGGGAAATCCCAAAACAGGAGGTTATGGCCTTACTCTTACTTCTTCTCACACTGTTGTGTATTACTCTAACGATTACTCATTAGAAGTACGGTTACAATCAGAAGACCGAGCGCATAGAATAGGGCAAACATCAAAGGTGACATACGTAGATTTAATGGCAGATCATACTATAGATGAGAAGATTGTCAAAGCATTGAATGCTAAAATAGATCTGGCTAGTCAAGTTATGGGAGAAGACCCGAAGAAAATACTATTCGGATAATGCTCTTTCGAGCAATACTTCGAGTCTTATTACTCTTTCTTTTATTTCTGGGATGTCTTGCAATATTATTGATTCTAGTTGGACTTGTTTTGACTCAACTGCTTGTAGTCTTGTTGACATCATTCCGTAAGTTGCACCTGCGGTTACTAAAATTAATCCGACCCAAATAATATTCTTCAAACTATTTTCCATAATTAAAACCCAAAGTTACTTGCACCCATTAACATGCCGTAATCTTGATTGTTTAATGATGCAAGGCCGCCTTCATTAAATTTAACAAAAGTTCCAAAACGGTTAGGTAAATCAACAAATTTATTAGCATCTGTAAATGCACTTGTAGGGCCTAAATCAGAATTTTTTTGTACCATGTATCCTGGCATACCAGGAATCTTAAATAATAACTCAGACTCAGGAGTATCTGCTGATGTGTTTAAAGAATTAAAATTGTCTCTAAAATCAACTCCACCACCTGGACCTGGTACGTTTTGAGGAGTAAATGTGTTATCATCTTCTCTTTTAGCAATTGCATCTTGAAATATATCTATCGGGTCTATTCTTCTTGTAGGATCAGTAGACATTAAAGCTCCTATAGGAGTTTCATATTCTATTGCATCTGTAATATTATAAAGAGCATCATCTGCAACATTCATGCCTTTATCTATTGCTGAAGCGCCTACATCAATTCCTTTTTTTAAAAACTGACCTGCTTTTTTTAAAGAATCAAGACCTAATCCTGCTCCTTGTTTAGTTCTATCAAAACCTGCTTGTAGTGCAGAAACAGGTATACCTGTCATTGCTCCAAAAGCCATAGGCCCTGCTTGCATGGCAAAATTTTCTACAGGAAATTTTCGTGCATAAGCATCCATCATTGGCTGTGAAGAAGTTCTAAGACTGTTTAATCCTCTTGAATAATCGTTACGACCATCATCATAAAAATCAAGCATTGCTTGCGCAGCTGCATTAATTTTACCATCATTCTCTCTTATCTGCCTCTCTATAAATGCTTTTCTTGATTCGTTATCTTTACTAAACCGTTGAGGTTTATCCGACACAGTGCTTAAAATAGAACCTAATGTTGATTGATTTTTTAAATCTTGATTGCTCTTAATAAAATTATCAAGTCTAGCATCGCTAGCAGCTTTATTACCTGCTTGAGACAAACCTTTTATTCTGCTTCGTTGAGTTTTTGAACCTCTATACGCCATTACATTTTTCCTCGTAATGCTAAGGCTGCATCTAAATCACCAGATGCTAACGCTGCTCGTTGGTCCGTGTTCAACGGACTGCTTTGACCCATCCCTCTTAAACCAGGTCCTGATATTGCTGCATTTGTATCGAACATAGACTCACCACCCATGCTAGGAACATCAGGCATTGCTATTTCTGTATCACTTTCAATGACACTAGCTTTTCCTGTTTCAATATCTTCTAAAGCTTTTTCTTCTGTTTCAATGTTTTGTAAGTTTTGTATGCTAAGATTTAAATTGTCTCCGTATCTTTCATTCATGTAATCACGCATAAAGCCATCGTTAATACTGTCTGTTACAGCGAGATACTCGCTGTTGTATAAATAATCTAAAAACCCACTTGGATTTTTTGCTACCTTATCAGGTGTATTAAATTCTTTTGGTAATTCTTCTCTAATAACAGGTTGTCTAAAATACCCTCGTAAGAAATTAACAAGAGATGCTCTCTTTACTACCTCAGATGCTTTTGGATCTACGATTTTTGTATATGCTTTTAGTGCACCTGGCTCAGATAAAAAGTTTGCTGTTCTTCGTGTTAATAAACCAAGCATGATTGACCCAGCTACGCCACCTGGTAAAAAGTTTCCTTCTGATGATTGTTGAGCACTGATAGCACCAGAACCAAAAATAGCAAAAGTATTTGCGGCAGATCTTACACCACCTAAAGATAAACGTCTTGCAACAATTTGTGAGGTCGATGTGCCTATGCCTGCTTGTTTTACCATAGACTGCAAGGCTACTAAATTATTAATATTTTCTTTAAACGCTTTGCCGTTGTATCCAGCGAGTGTCATCATTTCTTCAAAGCCTTCATCTTGAAAATTAATGTTTTGTTTTAATTTATCAACGTCTAATATTTTTTCATTGATTGTTATAGTTCCTGGTTTGCCTGAAGGGTCTGCTACTTTAACAGCTATTTCTTGAGCATCGTCTAAAGCTGCTTTGAAACCATTATTAACCCATGATCGTACACCTGTCATAAATGCATTCTGACCAACAAGCTGTTGATAGTCTCTTACACGTTGTGGTGACAGGCCGTCTCTAAATAACATCTTGCCTATCTCATCAGAATAAAAATAGCCAGGTAAGTCTGGTCCTGATGTAAATAAATTTTGATCAACTAAATTAAATTGTTTCGCTGCAGGGCTTTTATACAAAGGACTCATTTTACCAAATACTTCATTAGCTCTGTACAAAGATTTTTTTGCAGCTTCTGCTAATACTTTTTCTTCGGCGTTTAATCCTGGTGCCCAGTTTGCATAGTCATTTAAATCTCCTGTTAATGCTTTTCTAGCTTTAGCTAATAAACTTCCTCCCATAATACCTTGTTTAGCACCACCTGGACCTAACTTACTTTCCGCTTCTTGATACAATCTATTAATCTCACGTTGAAATGTTCTTACATCTTTTGGTTTTATGTAATCAGGTAAGTTAGATAATGTTTCAACAACAAATGTTTCAATCTTATCAAGCTCAGGTTTAAACTCATTGTAGTTTTCTAGTTGAACTTTCATGTCTGCAATTTCATCTCTAATATTCTGTGCCATAGATTTTGTTCTACCTGTAGGTATAAAAGACTTAGATATTTTTTTTGCTTTGTTTTCAAAATCTGTGTACAGCAAATCATTGATATAAGAGAATTGTCTGTATCTCTTACCAGCTTCTTCAAACATAAAGGCACCTACTTCTGTCATATGTTGTATTGGAGCTAATTCATTTACTCTTAATTCAGCAGCCATCATATCTTTATAACTTCTAAAACCAGCATTTCTTGCATCAGTATCCATTGTTTTTCTTACCGCTCTTGGCAGTGATTTGTAACTGTTGGTTATATAGTCAATTAAAGGATCATCACTCTGACCTCTTCCAAGATCACCTAAAGCATCTTTCATGCCTTTAGTTAACTCTATAGAAGCAAGTGTATTTCTTTTTTGAAAACCTCCTCCTAAGAAAGGTAATTTACCAATAACTTGAAAGAATGACCCAGCTACAGGAGATAGCACTCCACCAGCACCTCTTGATAATTGTGATATACCAATAGGCACATTATAAAATTCTGCAATGTTCGCAAATTGAGCCCGTGGTCCTTCTATACCAAATAATGCTTTACCTAAAAAAGGTCTAAGAGTAGATGCAACGCCCATTAAACCTGCAGCTCCTCCTGTAAAGTATAAGGTATTTCTACCATGTGTTAATGCTTCGAGGGCCGCGTTCGGTGCATCTTGAGGATCTGGAATTCCATATGTTTTTCTAATAGCTGCATTTGTTAAATCGTATACGAGACTCGCTGCTGTGCCACCTGCTGTTGCACCTGCTGTCGTTTTAAATATAGAACCTTCTAGCACTTCATCAGCAAGACTCTTTGGTACTTTGGCTCCACCAGGTTTTGGTCCGCCTTTAAATCCAACCATAGAACCACCAATGTCACCAGCCATAATAAAATCATTTCGTGATCCAGGCACAGTATTTCGCACCATTTGATTTAATTCTGTATATTTATTTTGAGCAAATTTTTTAGGATCTCTAAATATTTGAAAGATACTAGCAGTGTTATCAACCGCATTACGATGTACTTGAGGATCATATGCATCTTTAAATTTCTTTACATAATATTTGTAAGGGTCTTCTCTTCTTTTCATTTCATCAGCTACGGCTTCTTGCGATTGTAAAGCGTTAGCCATTTGATTTGTAATGTAATTAAATTGTTTTGCGTTAATAGGATTTTTATCTTCCTTTGCTCTTTCTCTGTTAATTAATTTAATAACATTATTTTGTTCAACTTCTGTTCTTGGTGCAAAAATTGGATAAAAAGTTCTGTTATCAAAAGGAGCTCCTTTAACTTTAGGTATTGCTCTATCTTGCCCTGTTTCAGGATCAACTGATCTTTCCAATACTTCTTTTTTTACTGTAATATATCGTGGTCCACGTAAACCTGTTTGCTGTGAAGGAAGCTCCACAGACATGTATCCTTCAGGGACCATTGATCTCTCTTTATACATCATTATTCTATCTCCAAGTCTGCGTATGGATCAACAAAATCTGTTGCTCCGTCTAGTGATTTGTTAGGATCTTGATTTTGTAATTCTTTTTCTGTGCTAAACTTCGATGGATTATAGTTATATAAAAATCCTTCTTCGTAGCCTGCTTTTTTATATATTTGTTTCTGTGCATTAACAAAACCTTGTAGTTCAGATTCGATCGCACCTAATGATGTGATAACCGTATCTGAAGAAGTATCTAAATTATATAATGATAAGGATGCTTTTGCATTGTTAACATCATCAACATTCAAACGCCCAGTTGGTTTCCTTGCTCTTGCTACTGCGTAGTAAATTGCATTTAATTTAATTTCGTTGGCAGCAAGTGCGGGGTCATAATTTTCACGTGGCTTAACAAAAAACTCTTGATATATTTTATTTTCATCTGATTCTAAATCAGCATAAAAATCAGTAGCATTCCTGCCAGGATACGCTCCTTGATAAGAACCTGCTAAATCATTAAATACACTTGATTCAATTTTATTTTTTGCAGCCTCGTACGATTCTTGATCAATAACACCAGCTTCAACAAATGTATCCGCGATATCAAGAATAGTACCTTTAATGTTTTGTAATGTCTTTTTAATAGCACCTGGTGCACCAACTCTTCCTCTGTTTTGTGCAATAGATGTTTTAATATCACTAATGAAAGATAATGCTTGATTACCTGTATTAATTTTTTCTGCTTGAGATATCTGTGCTTTAACATCTTGTTTTAGCGAGTTATCATCATTCAAACTAAAGTTTGCAATAACAGCATCTAACGGTGCGGGTTCATAAACAATTTGATCTCCTACTTGTTTTGGTATGAAAGGTTTTTCTACACCATCTTTTGGATCAATACCTAAGTATCCTGTTACGTATTTTACTGTTTGATCTAAACCTTCTGGTTTAATAGCAAATACCTTTGGTGTTTTTTCAAACTGTTCTGCTAATAATTTTGCATTGTTCTCCATTGCCATGACGTCAACGTCATACTTGTAAGCAAAGTTTTGTTTAGCAAGCTCTCTTCTAAATCCAATGTTACCTTCATCACTGTCCATGTTAAATTGTAAAACTTTCATGAATAAATCAAATTCGTTTGAGTCTCTCATGTCACGTTGTTCTTGTAAGGCGCCTAATACATATTCTCTTTTTGCTCTTTCATCTTCTCGTTCTTGTTCTCTGTTTGCTGCTTTTGCTTGTCGTTTTTTTTCATTAACAGTAGCAAGATCTGCTAAAAAATTCTCACCCGCTCGTGCAATAGCTGGAGCCAATGCTCCACCTGGTGTTGGTTGCATTAATCCTAATCCTAGTCTTGCAATAGCTAAATTTTTTTCAAAACCAAAATTTTCATTTACTGATTCTGTTTCAGGATACATGTTGTCATACTCAGCAGCAAATTCTTCAGATGACTTTGGTGTTCCTGCAAACTCTTCGTACGCTTGTCTTGTAGCTTCAGGCTGTGCGTATGTGTTCATTAAGCTTGCAACACCTTCTGCATCAAAAGGCATAAAATCAGATTTATAAACATCATCAAAGCCGAACGTAACAGGAGCTGTTGCTCCACCTTTTTTTGGTTTTGTAGGATCAGCATACTGTGCTGCCGCAAACATTGGTCTATTAAAAATAGAATCTGCCATATTACCTAACTACTATACATTGCACCTAGGCCACCAAGACCTGCTAGACCTCCGCCGACCGCTGCTGCTAATGGATTAGTATATGGTATTGGCTGTTGACTCATAGACTGTTGAATAGAAGGAGTCCCTGCTAAAATGTCAGCACCAAACTGAATTCGTTGTCTAGGCTCTAAGCTCTGTGCTGTGTTAAATCTAAACTGTTCATCTTGTAATGCTTGATCTCTTGTTCGTTGAACTTGACCAGCACCAAGTAATGATTGAATACCTTGTTGTCCTAAACCAAATTGTTGTGCACCGAGATTACCAAAGCCTAATGATTGTTGCGCTGCTGCTGCACCGAGATTACCATAAACAGGAGCTGCTTGTAGTTCTCTTGCTCTCGCTGACTCACTTGTTCCTATTGCTGCTTGTTGCGCTTGCATAAAGTTTTTAGATAAATCTTCAAAAACTCTTTTTGATTTTATGTCTTGTAAATTTTTTGCTAATTCGGCTTCTTGTACACCAAACCGTGCACCACCAAAAGCTCCTGCTTTCTGTGCTTGACTTGCAAGATTTGATTGAGCTTTTGCTGCTTGCTCATCCATTTGCTGTAAAGCTTTTTTAGTTACATCAGCTTGATACTGATTCATAAAGTCTTGTGTATTTGCTTGTGTAGGGTCGTACTGTTGTTGTGCCGCTTGTAAAGAGGGTATGCCTAAAGCAGTTGTACCCATAGCCGACGTAAGACCTTGTTGCGCTTGATTAATAAAAGGTTGAAAAGAGGCTACGCCTGTTTGTTGTCCTGTTGTAGGATCAATCCCCATCTGTTGTGCCGCTTGAGAGAAAGCTGCTGATTCTGTTGGTGCAAAACTAGCTATGCCACGTTGAAACTGATCTACAGGTGTATCTAAAAGACCTGGATCTTTTTTATCTCCCGCTTTGGCACCAGGAGGTCCCTTAAATTCTGGATCATCTATTTCAGCTTGCGTATAAACTTCAGTTCCGCCGTATACACCATCTAAAAGTCGTCTTCTATAATCTTCTAAAAAAGGTGCTTCTCTTGATATTTGTGTTGCTGTTTGTACCATTACGCTACTCTCTGACCCATTTTAGCAAGTTTATCTTGTAGTGCATACATAAAGTCTGCGCCTTTTTCTCTTGCTTGTTGTGCATTTTTTGCACCCATCATTACACCTGCTCCATTAACAGCATCTGTTCGTTGTACAAACTCGCCATCACTTAACATTGCAGGTATTGAATCACTTGTCTTTGTGCCAGGTCCTTCTATCTGACCTGTTTTTCTTGGAAATACATCTCCGCCTTTTGCCATACCCATAATACCTTGACCTGTCATTGCTGAATATTGAACGGGTTGTTCCATTGATTTTAATCCGTTAACTGGTTGTTGTCCCATCATACCGCCTGCAGCTTTATATGTAGGCATTAAATTTTGTATTCGTCTTTCCTCTGGTGGTCTTTCAAATTGTCCGCCATACATCGTATCTACTGCGCTCATGTATTTACTTGGATCTTCTGGTCCTGGTTTTTTAGCATCTTCTTTTGCTGCTAAATAAGATAAGTATGCTGGTAAGCCTGCTGATATTGCTTGCATACCAAAAGAGGGTTTTGGATTGTCGTCGCTGCCTCTTTCTTTAAATAAATCAAAAAGAAAATTACTTTTGCTACCCATGTTTTTATTGCGATCAGTGTTTGGTTGATTAGTCATTCTGTTAATAATTGATTCCACAGGACCTGATGTTCTTGCTCTATCTATCATGCTTGTATTGTCTGCACCTCTATATCCTGCTATGCCAGACATACCTGCTTTAATTAAAGCATCTTGTGCTTTGTCACCTGATAATAATGATGCGATACCTGAGCCAAACATTGCTCCAGGCGCTCCAAACATTGAACCGCCAATAATAGGTGCTGCTATCTGCAGACCTTTTTCTAATATTCCTCGTAAACCTTTAAGCATAATCTCCTAATAACCTGCAATTTATGTGATTGTCGTATGCAAGGAGGCTGCCCTTGGATAAATAAGCCTATTTAATTATATATTTATAGGCAAATTATTGCTATATGACAATAGATATTTGCAAGTAGAAAGGAAAAGCATGACTAAAAAGAAACAACAAACCGAACAAGTCTTAAAGTTTGATACTATTAGACCCTTTGGTCCTACAATAATGAGAGGCAGAATGCCTGACTTCATTACTAAAATGCTTGATGATAAAGCAACAGAGATGTTGACTGATAAGAATTTATCTAAAGAGTTTGATCATTCAGGTAACTTAGCAGGTAATGTTAAACAAGAAGTTCGTTTTCCACAAGATTGGATGAACACGGAAGAGTTTTTGCCGATGGTGCAATTAATTGGTGAGATGGTTAAGAATTATATTTCTATACCACCAGCAAGCGAAACAATTAGACCAGAGTTTGTTGGTAAGATGGTTATTGAATCTATGTGGTCCGTGAGCCAATATGCAGGAGACTTTAATCCTTTTCATATACATGAGGGTCAACTGTCAGGTGTGTGTTACTTACGAGTGCCACCAAGTCTACCAGCAGAGTATGCAAAAGAAGATCACTATCCAACAGTAGGTGATATATGTTGGTTTAATGGTCAAGCTGCTACATTCAGTGGACATAAGCATCAAGAGTCACCAAAGGTTGGTGATATATTTTTGTTTCCAAACTGGTTAGCACACGGCGTATACCCATTTAGAACACCAAATGAAGAGAGAAGATCGGTATCTTTTAACTTACATTTAATTAAAAAAGACGAGCCACAACCATTAGATAACTAATGTTTGACATTAACAAAACACCAATGGTCCGTGTTACGTGGCTTGATGCCCGTGATACAGAAACAGGTTGGTTAGATATAAAAGAAGTTACTAATGCTCCGTTGGCCGTGTGCCAAGAAGTAGGGTGGATGGTACATAATGGTGAAGAAAAAATAATTATTATGCGCTCTTATAGTAAAGACAAAGAAGACATTACAGGTGGTGGTGCTATTGCCATACCTAAAGGTTGGTTAAAGAAAATAGAATATTTAACAGTAAGTTATGCAGAAAATTAAAAAAGCTTATAAAGATAAAAACTACACTCTAATAAAAAATGCAATTAATTTAAAATCTTTTGGATTAGATTTTGATTTTAACAGTTTATTTGAATTCTATAACACTTATCCTATAAGTAATTACCTATCAAAAAATGAAAATAGTTTAAATGTTTTTCAAATGGTTAATGTTGTTAATAAAGATACAAGTATTTTTTTTAATGCTTACCTTACTTTTCTTAACAATATTATGAAAAATACATTTAATCACAACATGGGTAATTTAGATTTTTTCTTTTCTACAAAAGGAGAAGTTGGTAGCAGTCACGTTGATCCTGAACATGTTCTTATTTTAGGTGTTTACAATAACACATATTATCATATCAAAGGTAAGGATATTAAACTATGTCCAGGTGATCTTTTATATATTTATAAAGGAAACATACATCATTCTTTTTCTTCTACAGAAAGAATAGTTTTATCTCTTTCCTTGTGGGAAATAAATGACTAAAATATTTATTGGCACACCTTGTTATGGCAACATGCTTACGGCAGATTATTTTAAAAGTTGTTTGCAACTTACAGCTTTAGCAGCTACCAAAAAAGTAGAATTACAGTTTGGAACTATTGGTAATGAGTCTTTAGTAACAAGAGCTCGTAATACATTGGTGCAGTTATTTATGGACGACGAACAATATACACATCTTTTGTTTATTGATGCTGATATAGCTTTTAACCCTGAATCAATATTTCGTATGCTAGATTTAGATGAAGATGTGGTAACGGGAGTGTATCCACGAAAAGTGATTGATTGGACAAAAGCTATTAGAAGAGTAAAAGAAAACCCAAATATTAAAGAAGATGAATTACACGCAGCATCTTTGCAATACAATTTAAACGTTAAAGATTCAAAAAAAATAATAGTAAAAGAAGGATTTATTGAGGTTTTAGATGGTGCAACAGGTTTTATGTTAATTAAAAGAAACGTCTTTAAAAAAATGGCGTTGGCATATCCTCATCTTAGATTTAAATCAGATCAACACTTAGGAGATCCTCATGATAAAACATTTGGATATCACGACACATCTGATTGGAACTATGCATTTTTTGACACAATGATAGAGCCAGATACAAAAAGATATTTATCGGAAGATTATGCTTTTTGTCGTTTATGGCAGAAAATAGGCGGTAAAATATATGCTGACATTATAAGTGGCATGACACACATGGGTAATTATTCATTCAAAGGCAACGTAGCTACTCAATTTACACCACAGGAGAAAAAATGAATTTAGATTTACAAATTAAAGATAATTTTTTACCAAAAGATTTATTTGATAAGTTGTCTGTTTACTGCACAACTTTAGACTATGACGACAAAATGATTAAATATAAAGTAGATGATGAACATGTTTTCTATACAAATCAAATTTTTGAGAATGATGATTTGTTAAAAGATATAGAAAAATCTATTATAAAATATTTTAATATGGGTGTAAAAAATTTACATTTGGCTGCTTTTACTCTTGTAGCCGCAAAAGAACCCACCCCTCATATAGATAAATTAAAATTTGCAACAGAAAAACATTTAATTATTTATTTACAGGGGGATTCACATATGAATGCTGGAACTGGTTTTTACGAGTCTCGTGGTGATGTTTTAAATTTAAATACAGCCGTGGGCTGTTATCCTAATAGAGCCGTTCTTTTTAACGGGCATGATACACATCATTCACCTTTATTATATACAGCAGAAAACGTAACTCCAAGATTTGCTCTTATTATATGGTTTGAACCAGAAATTGATCTTTAGCTTTTAAACAAAATAGGTTACAATAATCGCCCATGAAACTCGTAGATTTAAAATTTCAGCCAGGCATTGATAAACAAGATACCGCTTACTCAGCAGGGGATCAACGTAAGTATGTTGACTCAAATCTTGTACGTTTTCACTACGGAAAGCCAGAAAGATGGAAAGGCTGGGCTTATTTACCAGATCCAAATAAAACTGTCGTGGGCGTGGTCCGTGATACGCATAGCTGGATTGGTTTAGACGGAACCAGATATCTTGCTTTAGGTACAGACAGAAAATTATATTTATATTCAGGTAGTGCTCTTTATGACATCACACCTATTAGAGAAACAGCAGCTTTAACAAATCCTTTTACAACAAATGGTACAACGACAGTTTCAGTAACTGACGCAGACCACGGTGCCATTGAAGGAGACTTTGTTACATTTGATTCATTCTCTACAATAGACGGTTTAGACATGAACAACGAGTTTGAAGTTACAACTTATGTTGACGCTAACACATACAAAGTAACACACACTGACACAGCCTCTGGTTCTACATCAGGTGGAGGCGGATCAGGTAATGCTAATTATCAAATTAATATTGGGGAGACTGCATCAACTTATGGTTATGGATGGGGCACTGATACTTGGAGTGCTGGCAAATGGAATGAACCAAGTACATCTTCAGATGTTACTGTTGCAGCAAGAAGTTGGTCTTTAGATAATTTTGGTGAAGATTTAATTGCTACAGTCTTAAATGCTAGCACGTATATAAAAGATATATCTGGTTCAATAGACGCAAGAGCAACAGCTTTATCTAATGCTCCTACTGCATCTAGATTTAGTTTGGTATCTACTGACACAAGACACTTAATGATTTTTGGTACAGAAACGACTATTGGCACACCAGCATCTCAAGATGATTTACTGTTTAGATTTTCTGATCGAGAAGATGCTACAGATTATACACCAATAGCAACAAACGAAGCTGGTTCACTACGTATATCCGATGGTTCTAGAATAGTAGGTGCTGTTAAATCATCAGGTCAAATACTTGTTTGGACAGATACATCTTTGCACGGTATTCAATTTGTTGGTACACCTTTTACTTTTGGCCTAAGACAACTTGGCGCAAATTGTGGATTAATAGCACAGCATGCAGCAGTAGAAATAAATGGTCGTTCTTACTGGATGTCAGATAATTCTTTTTACATGTATGATGGTGTTGTTAAAAAAATGCCATGTTCTGTGCAAGATTATGTATTTGATGATCTTAGTTACACTAATAGAAATGATATTGCTTGTGGTATTAACACAGCTTTTAATGAAATTATTTGGTACTACCCTTCAGCAAATGCTACGGCAATAGACAGAGGTGTTGCTTACAATTATTTAGAAAACACTTGGTATACTGTTAATCTTGGTAGAACAACTTGGCTTGGTGCTTATGTATATGAAAATCCTATTGCTACAGAATATGATGCTTCCATAACAGCAAATGTGTCCACTATATTAGGTTTGACTGCAGGTGCTTCTTATCTTTACGAACATGAATCAGGCAATAACCAAGCAGATGGCACAGCTTTACCTGCTTTTTTAACAACTGGATCTGTTGAGATCGCTGATGGTGATGAGCTCATGTCGGTTAGTAGATTAGTTCCTGACTTTGATAACTTGGCTAATACAATGACAGCTACTTTAACATTAGAACAGTATCCACAGTCTGCAGCTAACGTGACTACAACAGGCAGTATTACTAGCACCACAGAAAAAATTGATATAAGAGGTAGAGGTAGAGCGGTTAAAATTAAATATGAAACTAACACAGTTGATGACACAGCTTGGAGACTTGGATCTACCAAGTTACAACTTAGACCAGACGGAAGAAGATAATGGCTAGAATAACAATTACACGATTACCTAATGCTACACCAGAATATGATGCTAATCAGTTTGATCAAATGGTTTCATTACTAGATCAAATTATTCTTTTACTTAACACAAACTATCAACAAGATTTAAAAGAAGAATCACAGTCGGAGGCTTTTTTCCTTGGCTAATACTTTTAAAAGCGCAATGGTAGATATTACCACAACGGATTTAACAACCATTATAACAGTTCCTACGGCTGATGCTGGTGCAACACCACCTGTTCCGCCTACTACGGATGTAGTAAAATCTCTTTTAGTTTGCAATGACTCTGGTTCAACGACTTTAGTTGACGTTGAAGTTGTTCGAGCTTCTGCAACTTTTGAAGTATTCAAAGCAAAGAGTATTGCTACAAACACAACAACAGAATTATTGACTCAACCTTTGGTTCTGCAAGAAAGTGATGTTCTTAAAGTTCAAGCCAATGCTGCCAATCAGGTGCACATTATAGCAAGTTTTATGGAGGTCACGAAAGGACAACTCTGATTAACCTACACTCTCTATTTATTACCCCCGTATTTTCACTACAACTAAAAGGCCACGAACATCTTATTGATAACATATATCAACTACGAGAAAAAGATGAGATGGGCATGCCTCGCTCAAACATAGGTGGTTGGCATAGTCATGATGAAATATACGACATAAAAAAATTTAAACCTTTAGTTGGTGACATTCTTAAATATGCTAAAGATTGTTTCAATCATATGGATGTACAGGATGATTACAATCCCGAGATGACGGGTATGTGGAGTATGATAAATCCACCAGGCTCACGAAATAATGTGCACACACATCCATATAACTATTTATCTGGTGTATTTTATCTTAAAGCTCCTAAAAAGAGTGGAAATATTGTGTTTCTAGAGCCTAAACCACAGTCAGAGGTACTATCGCCCCCTAAAACGGATAAAGCCTCTATACACCTAGCTCACAGCGTACAATGGGAACCTGTTGAAAATTCCTTGATTTTTTTTCCATCATGGTTACAACATGAAGTACAAACAAACAATTCTAATGATGACAGAGTTATTATTAGTTTTAACATAAATTGGAGAAGAGACGATGCCGATAATTGAACCTGCTGAATTACTTGGTCACATTACTACTGAGGATGGAAGACAGATTCCACATTATAAAGTAAAGACTGAGACAACACTTACAAACGTAGATACAGGTGCTGAGTATAATTCAGAAGAAGAAGCTCAAGCTGATATTGATAATCCAGGAACATCTACAACTGTTGAAAAAGTTAGAAGAGACGTAAAAATATTCGCCCCTTCTTTAGCAGATATGTTAGGTGAAACTCCTGAGTAATTAAGCGCTACAAGCTTCACACTCTAAATCAGAATCTAAACCTGTTACCATAACAGTCGCATCAGAGTTATGTGGCTTACCTTGAATTGTATGTATATGAGGCACGTTTCTGTGTTCTAATATTTCTTTTTGTAGTTTTTCATTTTCTCTTTCCACTGCTAATAAACGTTCGTGGTAACGACTCACCTTATCAGCAAGGGTAGCTATAGCCTTCAATACTTCTTGATTTTCCATAATATCTCCTTGATTTATAATTTTTGGGTGAGATCTAATTTAAACATGTGTACAGAATATATCAAGCAATCTTTTTTAAATTGTTTTCTTGACACAAAATTCATGATATGAAAGAGACAGAAAAAAGAATGAAAGCACAAACAACTGCATTTGGAAGAATTGTTAAAAGATATGATATGTCTTTAGATGACATTGATGATTTAAATAATAAATATGAGGAGCATAGAAAAGAACTTGCATCCATGGGTCCAAGGTTGGCAGGTAGATTAGATTCTGAAAGAGAATTTACTCATCATATTAGTAAAACAACAATAGCTAAACACATAGTCGATTGTATGAATGACTACATTGAAACATTAGAAAAAATAAATTTATTTAAAGGAACTAAAGAATTAGAAATTTTAAGTTGTTGGATCAATGATATGAAAGAAGGAGAATATAACCCTCCTCATACTCATCACGATAATACTGGTTGGTCTAGTGTAATGTTTTTAAAAGTACCAGAATTTATTAATGATGTAAAAGATCCACATAAATTTAGAGACGGACAACTAGGTTTTACTGATGTTAATGGTACAAACATGACATGGATGGAACCTGAAGTAGGTCATTTTTATATATTTGAAGCAGCACATCAACATTGTGTAATGCCTTTTAAAACTAAAATAAAAGGAGAAATTAGAAGATCAATGTCCTTTAATTTTATACAAAAATATGAGTAAACCTTTATTTAAAATATATGATAATCTTTTTAATGAAAAAGAAGTTGATATTTTATATGGTTCTTTTCGTGATGAAAAACCTTGGACATTTACAGGAGGAGCTACTGCTGAATCAATGTGTAGAAAGTTTAAAAATCCATTAGAAAAAGAGGATAAAGTAAATAAAATTTTATACAAAACAGCAGATGATATTTTAAAAAAAGAAGAACTATTTGATTCTGTAAAATTAGTAAATACATATGCTAGCTCTTATGTGTACGGAACAGTACATGATTTTCATGAAGATGGTGCCAATGATTATAATCAAATTTATACAATAATGTTTTATTTAAATAAATTATGGACGTTAGGATATGCAGGTGAAACAGTTTTTTTAAATAAAGAAAGAACAGAAATTGAAAATTCTGTAATTCCAAAACCTGGAAGAGCTGTTATTTTTGATGGTTTTATAACACATGCGGCTAGAGAAATATCACGTTCTTGTATTGAACTTAGAATGGTTGCAACTATTAAATTTGAAAGAAAAAATGTTTGATAAAAAAATTACTTTTTGTGCTACGGATGAAGGTATGCTTGACATATGGCCACATCCTCAACCTGCTTCAAGAGTTATTCCAGAAGAATATAAAAAATTAAAAAGACATACAGAGGGAAACTTACACTCACCTACAGTTAAAACATGCATGCCATTTTTAGATTCTATGTCAATGGGATACATAATACCTTTTGATCAAGACTATTTAGTTGATCCTGTTGAAAATGATTTTAGTGTAACTCCTGCAAATAGAGAACAAGGTAGTTTTGGTTTTCACAATCAAACACAATTACCAAAAGAATGGCATAAAACAACAGGAGAAAATGCAGGTAAGTTTATAAATAAGTGGTTAATAAAAACGCCTCCTGGTTATAGTTGTTTGTTTATACATCCAATGAATAGACTTGAAGAAAGATTTAAAATTATTGAAGGAGTTGTAGATACAGACAGTTACGTAAACATAATTAATTTTCCTTTTATTTTAAAAAAAAGAGACAAACAATTTTTAATTAAAAAAGGAGATCCTATGGTTCAAGTAGTTCCTTTTAAACGTGAATCTTTTAAAATGTGGTCAGGTTTTTATATGGAAAAACTACATGGAAAAACCCTCAATATTTTAAATAGTGAATGGGTTGATAGATATAAAAAAATGTTTTGGAAGAAAAAATCATGGAAATAAATAAATTTGTAAAAAGATATGACGACATGATAGATCATAGTCTCTGTGATAAAATAATTAACTCTACAAATTTTAAAGAATTTGAAGTAGCTGGTGTTGGAGACAACGAAAAAAATAAAAAAATAAGAAATTGTTACATAAAAAATATATCAAAAGAATTTGATGATGATATTTTTAAAATAGTTTCTTCTTCTTTACATAGGTATTGTTCTGATTTTAAATGGTGTAGTTTTGGCATTGCAATTGAAGACACAGGATATAATCATTTGTTATATAAGGGCGTTGAAGGTGGTCAATATAAAATGCATGTTGATCACGGGGATTTATACCCAAGAGTTTTAAGTTGTTCATTAATTTTAAATGACAATTATGAGGGAGGAAATTTTGTTTTTTTTGACGAAGAGTATTTAATAGAAAAAAAGAAAGGAAGCGTTGTTATGTTTCCTAGTAATTTTTGTTTTCCTCATGCAATTACACCAGTTTCAAATGGTGATAGACACGCTATTATAACTTGGATACATTAAATATTATTTTTAAGAGTGATTTGGATCGTAGTCTCTCCAAGTTTTAGACCAATCCCAGTAAGAATCTGTAGCAGAGTTGTTCTCATGAAAAGTTCCATGAGTATGACCATCAGTTATCCATTTGGTTCTAGCTGCATAAAGAGCAGTGTCATAATCTGTAGTTGCTGTTTCGATTTGACCTTTTCTTGTTTCTCCCCAAGTTAGTAAATTAGCTACAGTAGTAGTTCCTACTGCATCACTTGTAGCATTTAAATTTGTATTACCCGTCATATCTCCAGTAGAAGCATCTTTATTTTGTATTTCATTTTGTCCAATAAGATTGTTCCAAAGAACAGCATGTATCGTATTTGGAAGCCACGTATCTACCCAATTTTTACCTTTATCTGCCCAATCAATACCAAAAGAGTCGTCCACTAGAACTCTACTTTCGTTTAATATTACTATTTGCGTTGCCATTATTCAGTCTCCTGTTCTTCAATACTGTTCCCTGCATCCGTCCATTCTTTAATTCTTATCATAATAGGGTTATCACTAGGTGTATCAGCAGAAAAAGTGGTTTTTCCACCATTGTCTTCTACAATCATATAAGCGTTTATAGATTTTATTAACACAACTTTTTGCATACCTTCTCCATTAATGTTTAATAATATAGTTTACCACCACAAAAGGTGAGAATGAATTTGTACCTGCCGCTGTAACAGATCCAGTTAAAGACGTTGTAATATTACCTGTTAAAGTACCAGATAAAGTATGAGCGTGATTGTGCCCTGTTCCTGATCCCTCATTGTTATTGTTTGCATTAGGAAAACCAAGACCACCTGCATTTACACTGTCAACACCATCTGAGTGACTTGCACTTTTAGCATTTGTACCATGACTATGTGATGCTAGTTGAGCAGTTGTTAAAGATGTATTAGAAATACTACCTGTTACAGTAACAGATTGATTTGTAGCATTTGTAGCTGCTTGGTTGTTTGTTACAGCAACTGTAATTGTATTTGCTCCGCCTGTACCTGCTAAGTTATAAGTATTGCCATCGTAACCTTGTGGCATTTTACCTTGTAATTGAGGAACATTGAAAGTTGTTGAACCATCACCTGCACCATACGTTGTAGAAATTACAGCAAATAAA